TATTCAAAGCAATTAAATTATTCAATCCAAAAGGTACGTTGTTATTGCTAAATATACGTCTCTGTCTATCTTTATTATTTAAAACGAATGAGTTGTAAGCTCCATACTTGTTGTATAAGTACTTGGCACTTGTTAAATCCCTGTGATTTATAGGTATAACACCGCCTTGAATACATATACATTTAGCTTTGGTAAAATTGTTTGTTCCTACTTTTAAAAGTCCTATTTTATTTTTTATCTTACCTGCTAAATTAGTTCCGCCTCCAAATATACCTGTTACATTATCTATAATTTGACCTAATTCTTTTAGTATTTTTTCTGTTGCATTTAAACTATTCTTTCTATTTCCTAATGCTAAGTTGAAGTTGATAGTTTCGTGTTTGTCTAAGAAGTTGTTATCACTACCTTGCGTTAAAGATGGGTCGCCAACTAAAACTTGATAGTTTGTACCTTTAAAGTTTGATAGCGTATATTCATCTGCAATAGGGTCTGTTTCATACTTCAACAGTTTCGAGAATACTACATCTTTTGCATTATTAGTATGACTATTTACCTGTATATCTGGCAACTGATAAGTGCTGTTTTGCTTCCAGTAGGGGTCTGATTTAGGTAGCATTATCAACGTGTTACCATCAATAGCAAGTTTTGCATTGAATTGAGTTAACATTATATTAAACCATTCTAAAGCTGTATATCCGAAATCTCCTGCTTTTGGAAAACCTTTTGAAACACCTTTTGGGTTGCTTATTGTGCCTATTCCTAAATCTATATCATCCACCTCAATATTGCTTGGTAGATAGTTATAAGTGTCTAGTTCTGATATGTTAGAGTAAAAATTATACCCCAAATAATTAGATACAATTATACATCCTGTTTTATAGTTAAGTAGTTTATGTGTTCTTGTTGGGCTAACTAAAATGTTAAATAACTTAACACCCATATTAACAATAGCAACTAAAATTAAAGTTGAATATAAAATATTTAAAGCTGCATATAGTACTGCGTAAATTATCTCGTTGACATTTACAACAGCAACCGCACCTAAACCTACTCCTACATTTGGAATTGATGCTGTAATAGCCTTATTTATACTATCAATAGTTCTTATTGTATTCTCAATTAATTCTTTAGTCATTATGAATATAGTAATTAATAGTATTACTACTTCTAAAGCGTTGTTTGACTTCTCTACGACATAGTCTAAACTAACATAACTTGACTGGTTGATATACCCTTTTGATTCTAGCATATCCCACGTGATAGATTCTAATCGGTCGTTAAGATTCTGCATATCTATTTTTGAAGATATACCTACATTTACTGTTCCGTCACTATTGACTTCATAATTCTGTTTTAAGTTAATATAAGCATCTAAGAAGTTCTTATTTACAGAACTATTTAAAGCGTTCAATTTTAAAGGTATTCCCTTGTAAAATAAACCACCATTTATCCAAGCGTTTACAATGTCAACGGCATCTCCGTATAATGTCAAATCTTCAATATTAACTATCGGTTGGATATTATCGTTTAAGAAGTCCAACTCAACATTAATATCAAACGCTTCTAAAGGAAAAGACACTTGTTGCCCATTAACTACTACTTGTAAATTTGCTTGTTTCATAGTTTGAAATTGGTTTTAGTTCTTGTTGTTCCTTTTTTTACGCTGTGAGTTACCACTTTTCTAATGTCGTCAACTTTCCAACCCTCATCTATTGGACGATTTTCAATAGCTTTAATTATAGACTTGTTTAAATCTTGCAACTTCATTAACTCTTTAGTCATTCCACTATCTTGGCTATATTTAACCCCCATTTGTTGAGAGTTCAAAGCGTAAGATAGTAGTCCATTATCTGCTAATTCGCCTAGTTGCTTGTTGCTTATACCGTCCAACTTGTCATTTATAACTTTAGGCACTACCCTTTCGTTAGGGTGTAATACTGATAAAAACCCACCTTTACCATCTACTCCTTTGCCGTTGTTTCCAGTATCTTCTGTACCATCAAAAAAAGCAGGTAAAGCCGATATTGCACCGACTAATACAGCACTACTAGCTATTGCTTTAGCCATTGCACTTCCCGATGTTGCTCCGGGCTTCTCTAATTCAGCAGAATAAGCCTTTAATACTGCTAATGCTAATTCTGTATTCTTTTCTTGTTGTCGTAACTCCTCTTTTTTCTTGACCGCTTCTGCTTGGTCTTTTTGATTCTTTGCCAAACTATCCGAAGCATCTTGAATACCTTTGTCGGCTAATTCTTGAAGTCTTTTTTCTCTTTTTTCTGCATCGGTTAACTGTTTATCGGCTTTCTCGTTTTGTTCTCTGAAATATTTTTCTTCTAATGCGTTTAAAACGTCTAAAGATTTTCCTCTTATTTTAGCCCTTTCTTCGGCTAAGAACTTCTCTCTATCTAAAGTTGTGTCCTTATCTATATCGGTTATTTTGGTTAACCCACCAACTGTTTTACGTATTTTAGCAGCGAATGAGTTAGCATCTTCTTCCTCTTCTCTTCTTTTTCTCTCTTGTTCTGCTGCTTCTTTTTCTGCATTTGTTAATGCTCTTGTTTTAGTTATTAACTCTTTTAGAATAGATACTTTTTTATCCTTAGATTTGTTGTTATCACTTGTTGAGTCTGTGTTTTCATTTATAATTTCAGTTTCTTCTTTTTTTGCTAAAGATAATTCTCTTTGAATAATTATCTCTCTTGCTTGTTGATTTAATTTCTTATCTGTTAATACACCAGTTTTTACTAAGTTCCTTAATTCTTGCGTTGTAAGTTCATTTAAGTCGCCATTATTCTTTAATAGATTATTTATTAGTTTTATAGATTTTTCTCTTTCATTGTTTGTTGTTTTTTGTAATGAGTTTTGAAGATTAACATCTCCTAAATATCTTTGTATATCTTGTGATAGAAAAGAGAAAAAACCAGCTTCTTCTTTTATTATTTCTAATTGTTCTTTAGCTGATTTACCTCGTAATAGATCAGCCTTGCCTCTCTCTATCATTAAATTAGTACCCCTAATCAATAAATCATTTAACGTGTTCTCGTTAGCTTGTTTTAATTTATCTGTTGAATTTTGTAATCTTTCAGATGCTCTTGAAGCTTCTTGCAATAATAATCTTGTCCTTACGCTTTCATTTACCTTATCAATAGCTTCTTGTAAATCCTCATTTGAAGCTGTTTCTGCATCTATTAACCCTAATAATTCAGGGTAATTGTCTTTTAACTCTTGCATTATCTCAATTCTTCTTTGAGAGTTTACATTTGTTGTGTTTATTTCTATTTGTAAATCAGTTAATGTATCTTGTTCTTTTTCTAGTGATGCAATAGACTTTTCAATAGCCGTATCAGTTACTGTTAATATTCCTATAAATTCAGTAAAACCTTGAACAACACTTCTGAAAAATCCATTTAACGCCCCTGTTCCATCTTCTAAACTTAAAACTAATCCCTCAATAGCACTTTGAGCCTTAACTGTATCTCCTGCTAAATTATCTAGCATAGTATCAGCCATTTCTTTAGCTGCTCCATTTGCGTTGTTTAATTCACTAGATAACTTCTCTAAACTATCAGTTCCACTTAAAAACGTACTAAATGCAGCTACTGACCTAACGTCTGTTAACTCTAATGCTTCCGATAAATCAACGCCCTCATTCTTTAATTGATTTAATCCTTTTACTAAACTTGGTAAATCTCTTACAGGTTCTTTTAATCTTTTGCCTAAAACGCTTGAACTGTCAGCTAATTTCAACATTATGTTCCTTGTCGCTGTTGCTGCTGTACTTGCATCAAAACCACTATCGGACAAGTTCCCTAATAACGCAACTGTATCTTCTAATCCAAAACCTAACTTACTTGCTACTGGGGCAATCGTTGACATCGAAGCGTTTAACTTACTAAAATCTAATGCAGAACGTGATGTTGATTTTGCTAATACATCATTTACCCTTGCTGCATCTTTTGAACTTAATCCAAACGCTTTTATTGTTGCCCCAGTTAATGCTGCTTGCTCTCCTAGTCCACTTCCCATTGCTGCTGCTGCATCTAGGGTGCTTTCAGTCATGTTCAAGATGTCGGACGTAGGGAATCCAAGCTTCGCAAATTCGGTCTGCAACTCGGTTACAGCACTCGCGGTAAATGACGTGACGCTGCCAAGCTCCTTTGCTTGGACTTTTAATTTGTCCATCTCGTCAGAAGTTGCCCCTAAAACAGATTGAAGTTTACTATTTGCTTGTTCAAAATCCTTAAAGATGTTAACTGCTCCACCGATTAAACGAGTTATACCTGCTATTCCTGCTGTAATTCCTAAGAATCCTAAGCCACTTTTTAAAATACCTCCCAACTTACTAAAAGCAGTTCCATAACGACCTACATCTCTTCTTCCATCCCTTGCAGCATCATTTACAGTTCTTAACTTAGTATCTAATTTTTCAAAAGAATTTCTTGCATTCTTAGCCTCTTTTGAGTTAACTCCAAATTGAGCAGCTAATCTCTTAAATTCTGCTTGAGCCTTATTTGTATCTCTTGTAAGGCTCTTGTAAGCGTTTGCTAAAATTGCGTTTTCTTTTGCCGCTGCTTTTCTTGATGCTGCAAGTTGTTTGTCTGTTTCTTTTTGTTGTCTTGCTTGGTCTTTTTCTAATTTTTTATTCTCTAAAATTATTCTTTTTTCTTCTGCTGCTATTCTTTTTTTTTCTTCTGCTGCTTTTTTTCTCAAAGCAACCTCGTTTTTAATTACCCCTAACCTTTCTAGTTCTGCCTTTGCTTCTGCCTTAACATTCTTGAGTTGTTCTTGCGTTAATAATTTTAACTGTGCTAAATCACTTGCTTTTGTTGAGTTAGCTACTGCTAATTGTTTTTCTAATCTCAGCTTTTGCTTCTCAACTTCATTTAATCCTTGAACGCTCTTTTTAACTTCATTTTGAGCCGTTGCTAATTTCTTTATATCACTTACATTTGTGGCTTTAAATCCTTTAGAAAACTCCTTTTGTTGTGTTAAGTTAACCTTTAACACTTTCTCCATTTCTTTTAAAACGGCAATACTTTTTTCTGCTGACTTTCTAAAGTTTGCAAATACATCTTTTTCTGATACATCGGTATTTCTAATTTTTGCCATTTTCTTTTTTCATTAAATCTATGTAACTGTAATATTCTGTAACCGTTGTATTTTTAGCGTCTAATCTAAAACCTAAAAACTTATCTACGTACGCCTTTACTTCGTACTCTTCCCCTTTTCTTTTGTGCTTAATTTCTTGCTCTATTCTCTTTTTTAATAGTGTTATTTTGGTTTTCAAAAATCTATCTCCTGTAACCGCTAAATCAACTTCTAATTCTAATAAAGTCTTTTGATTATAGAAATGTGTTTCAAATTCATCCGAAACTCCATACCTATCGAAAAACTCTTGTTGTAAAACTTCTACCTGTCCAACTATGTATTGTTCAGGTATATTTGAACTTCTATTTAACATAATATAATTATAGTTACCGTCCGATATTTGCCACCAATTAAATATCGGTAAATCTGTTATACTCGAATAGAAATAATTAGAGTAATCCGAGTTCCTTTTTAAGATTAAGGATAACAATCGGTTTAATAAATTCTTGCAATTTTTGTAAATTTTCATCTGTTAATCCTATTATGTCTTTACCAAATTTCTTTTCAAGGTTATCATCTTCTTTTATGAAGTCTGCATCTAAATCAACTCCTTTTAATTCAGGTGTTGCTTTAATACTTTTGTAAAAATCTCCTGTATCAAACAAGTTAAACGGTTGTCCTATCTTTTTTCTTCCTTTAGATAGTTTAGCAGTCAATGGACTATAACCAGTCCTTATATTGCCGTTATTATCTTTGTATGATAATTGAACTCCTTTACTATCTTCTGACCTCTTTAACTGGTCTTTATTCAAGAATTCTATATACTCCTGAACTGACTTGCTTCTCCAAATGTTAGAAAAAAAGCTATCGAAATTTAATCCGATAGCTTTATTCAATATTGGTAAATCGGAAATCATTTTTTATCCAAAAACCTTTCTAATTGAGTTTCAGCAACAAATAAAGGAACGTTTAAGAATTTCTCCCATTTCTTTAAATCTGCTTTTTTCAATTTCTTAGCTTCTTGAACAGTAAATGAAATACCTCCAAATAATACCGTTTCTTTTTCCTTTGCCATAATTCAAATATTAAAGAGTGTGAGTACTTACATTTGTTTCGATACCATTTTTAGCAATAGTTACCTCTAGTACATCTGCTAATGTTTGAGCTGAAAATGTTAACACGTAGTTTCCTTCCGTTGGCTCTGTTGCAACAACCACAACAGGAGATACTGTTGTTAAATTTTGAACCGTAAAATCAGCAGTAACTAACCCCTCTTGCGGTACTAAGTCATTAATATAACCGCTTCCAGTATCAATAGTTAATGCTAATGTAGTAGTAGTTGTTGCTCCACCAGTAACATTAATATCTAACAACCCATCTTTATTTTTTAAAGATACATCCGCATCAGTATTCCAGACCATTAAATCTCCATCACTAACTAAACTTGAATAGTCAAAAGTCATTACCGCAGTAGAGAATTTTTGAGTGTCATTACCAGTTATTAACTTAGCGTTAAACGTATTGTCTTCAAATGGAATAGGCTCTAATTTACCTGCTGCATTTTCAACACCTACTAATTTATCATTCTCATCTATAATGAAGAAACCACCATTAAACGTTCCCCATGTTTTTACTTTCTTTACAAATTGAGGAGTTCCAGACCCTCTAGTTGCTACAATTGTTCTAGCTCCTTGTCTTAAAAATTCTCTAGTTCCATCAGGATAAGTGAAATACTCATCGTCTGCTCTTACGTCTTCTGATATTCTTATTCCATTTACAGGAAACCATCTATCTAAACGATTTGCAGCGTTTATTTTAGCTGTTACAAAAGAATCATTTACTACATCTGTTGCAGGTTCTAGCGAAGGAGTTACCCCTGAACTATTAACCATTGACAAGAAAATAAATCCTTTTGCTTTTGAAATAAGCACTCGACAAGAACTCTCTCCCGTGTTGCTTATGCTTTGTGTACAAAAATTTGCCATTTTATTTTTATTTTAATTATTATTTTTAATTGCAGCTTTCAGAAAATTGAATATCTAAGTTTACCCTGAATAAATGATAGCTGCTTACATCATTTAAGTATTGGCTATTCTCGAAGTCTAACCCTTGATAAACATTATTAATTCCTGTTACTATTTCTTTTAATTCCATAGTTGCAGCTACTTTATCTAAAGACTTTTTAACCATGTCGTGAAGTTCAGAATCTGCTCTATGTGTTATTGTTGGTAATAATTTACTTAAATCAGCTTGAAAGATAATTGATAAGGTTGTAGAGTAATATCCTAATTCGTCTATCGTTTTAGTTTCTCCTAATAAAAAGAATGATGTCAAGTTAAACCTATCATCAAAATAAACCTCTTTATAGTTTCCTCCTCCGATATACAACTCTGGTACTCCATTAATCAAATAAACACGCTCATAACTCTCATAATTAGTAATTCCTTTTAATAACAAATCATTGTATAGTTGCGTTTGAATTGCAGCTATAACAACATCTTCATTAATAGGGTTACTTTTCTGAATTAAAGCCATTAGTATAATGTGTTTAAAGTTACCTTACCACCAGTTAACCCACGTCTAAGCGTTTGAATTTCGCTTTGAATATCATCGATAGAACGCATCAATTTAGAACGTAAACCTGTTATTTTAACAAACCCTTGTCCACCTTGTTGACCTTCTATTTCTTGAAATATTCTAACACTTAACTCTTCTGCTTTACGCTGTTCTCTATTGGTTGTCAAACTAGCTAAATATTGAGATAAACAACTTATTTGCAAGTCGTATAAAATAGCTGTTGAGAATAGTTTTTCATTTTGAATTATAAAATTTGTATAATCAAAATAAACCGCTATATCTAAATTTAAGCCATTCGTCAAACTTGAAGTTTTAACATCGTTTAAATCAAATAAAGTCGCTGACGTATGCCCTGTAACTTCGACATCTGTTACTACTACATTATCAAAACCAGACATCACATCTGAATTCTCATAACTTCGGGCAAAAGGTGTAATTGTTAATCCATTAGCTACATATCCGATATAGAAATCTCCTTTAAAATAATTGTCGGAGTTGTCAAGTTCCCAGTCTAAAATTACTTCTTGTTGCGAACTTGTAACATTAATGGTTTTTGTTTGCAATGGGGTTGAAATTGCAGAATTAAACAACAATAAATCAAACGACCCAGTACCATCAAACTCCAACAATACTCTTTTAATCTTAATAGCTACATCTGACCTGTCTGTTATCTCTAACTTCTGACCTATAAATCCAACTGGTAAAGAATTAGTACTTACTTTATTATTAGCATATCTGAAAACTAAAGATTGTTCAATGAACGAACTTTTGTTAAATACAGAAGTACAAACACTAACTATACTATCTTTCTGCTTGTTTAATAGTTGCGTAGAAAATTCATTGTCTGTTAATGATTGATAATCCTCCGTTGCCTTTAGGTAGTCAATTTTGACTAAAGGGTTATCATTGACAATCAATCCACTTCTACTCTCTAAAACGTCAGCCGTTAAGATTGGTAAGTCAGGGTTAAGGGGTTGCCGAAACCCGACAACTCCCTTTAATCCTGTTTGTATTTTTGATACGCTAAACATATTATTACACTAAAACAAATGCTTGTAACGGTGTCTCTCCAGTTGCTCCTGAAATAGGGGCTACCATGTGAGCTGCATACGTTCCAATTTGGTTTTGAGTAAGAATATCTTGAACTGAACCACCAGAAGCAGTCCCATTCGCTCTTTCGCTATAAGAGAAAGTTCCTAAAGTCAATCCGTCAATAGGGTTGATAATAGAACCATACTCACCAACGCCCGGCTCAACAACTCCTTGTCTAGCTTGAGGGTCAATCCAAGGTAAAGCTGCAACCGTATTGTCAGGTACAGCAATCCAAGCTCCTTTAGAATAAGCTCCTGCTAATCCTGCAAAAGAAGCTCCAAAACTTGGAGCTAATAATACTCTCACATTGTCAAATTGGAAAGCTGTGTTTGTTGCGTTAGATGTTCCGTTAGCTCTTTGGCTTCTGAATTTTCTATAAGCAACAGGGTCAGCAACAATTGTCATTCCCGACCAACCGTTTAATCTCATTACCATTTCAGTAATAGACACCGCTTGTTCTCCGTTTGTTGTTTCTGTGATTTTAAACACATCATCAGTAGTATCAAACGTACCATCGGTAGTTATTGCATTTGTTGTTGAACGGTTAGAGAATAAAGCTGTTTGTGCTGCTGTTTCCAAACTATTTACAACATTCAAGAATGAGTTTTTAAGTTCATTCATTAAAATATCTTGCTGTGATAAAATCTTATTGTCAGCTCCCTTTAAAGTTACTGCAAAATCATCATAGTAAGGTGTAAATGTTGGTGTAACAATAGCCGAATCTCCTACTGCTCCCGAAATAGAGTGAGTTGGAGCGTTACCAGCTACCGACCTACTTGTTCTTAATGTGTAATTGACTTCTAAAGCTCTATCAACTCTAGTTTTTAGTTCTTGATAATTAGGAATTGCGTTATTTGCATTACTAATAAATAATTGATGAACTTCTGGTGTAATTAACCGAAATTCTCCACTTTGAAAAGCTGAGCTTATAATTGGCTGTGCGTTTTTCAAAATGGATGGTGCATAAATTGCCATCTGTTTGAAATTTTAATTAATAAATAATTGATTAACGAGCACCGCTCAAAGACTTTCCAATACCATTGGATAGAACAAATATAATAATTTATTTTCTATTTAACATAATGTTTTTAAATAATTTATTTAGTTAAGCACGAAGTGAAAGAGTTTTAACGTCCACAATGAGAACGGAGACGATAGTCGGGAGTTTGAAGTAGTGGAAATTATTTATTAGCGAGTTATTTATCCGCGTGACATAATGTCTAATTATAGCCGACTTTTTTAAATCATTATTTTATGTATAATATTAACATCAAAAGACATAAGGTTGTAAAACTTCTTACTGCTAGTTTTTTCGATGATAGTTATGATAGATATTCTTATGACTCTTTATGCGAAATACTCAATGTTAATAATGCTGATTTGCAAATTATAATATCAGAATTATTCAAAAACAAAGAGGTGGTACATTGCACTTTATTAGACGAGCAATTAAGGGGTAAAGTTAAAAAGTTAACAAAAACAAACTCAAAAGGAATTCTTATTACAGATGAAGGTATAAATGCACTATCAAATAAGAAGTATTTAAAAGTTCTATATGATAAAATATTTACTATTATATTTAAAAGGATAATTCCAATAATATTCTTTATTGTTATGATTATTAAATTTTTAACACTAGATATAGAAAATATAATACAATCATTCCACTAATTATGACCATTGAAGGCTTTATATACGCAAGATATATAAATTCATATTCAATAGTTGTAATGAATCTAATAATGTTCTTCATTATTGCTTTTTTAAGCAATACTATTAGGTCTTAAAAAAGTCCTATAATGTACTGCATTATGTTAAATAACTTTGGTTAATAATTAATTTAGTTAAAACTCTTTACAAATCTAATCTGTTTTATTGAGCTTTGGAAAAGCGGAAAACATTAAGTAGATTTGAATTGTTGAGGTAAAGATAATAAAAAATTTGAATAAACAAAAAAGCTACTAAAATTAATTAGTAGCCTTAATGAATTTAAAAACTATGAAGTAAGATAAGAGATAGCTAAAGTAATATAAATTTTTCATTTAATTCACTTTCTAGCAAAGATAAATGATATTTATTTCCTTGACACCAAGAACAGCCTTTGGTTACTTTAAATCTTATACCGTATATTTCGCCTATTTGCCTAACTATAAAAGCCTCTGCACCTTTCTTTTTACCTAAGTAATCTTCTTTGAGGAACAATCTTTTAAATTTTAATTGCTCCACTTTTAATTCTATTGTTAAGTTCTGTGTTGAATTGTTCACTTCCTGCTCCTATTCCTTTAGCTTCCATTTCTTTTTCAAATGCAACCAAACTATTTGCATCATGACCGCCTGTACTGTCTGTTCCACCTGCTCCCCCACTTGACGTTTTCAAATATTGAGGGTTATCGTTAAAGAACATATCTAAAACTTCTTTTCCTTTCAAAGGCTCTAATGTTGTTGGGTTTTTCAAAAGTTGCCCATCTGCTCCAAATCCTAAAACTTCTTGATTTTCATTAACATCAAAATTTTGCTTGTTATTAATAATAACCTTCATATCTTCTTTTGAGTAAGCAAGGTTTTCGGGAAAGTTACTATCGAAAAATGAATTTAAAATACTTGATTTCTGAAATGTGCTAAATTCATTCATTACCTTGCTTAATTCACTATCTTTAGTTGCAATAGTTGATTTAAGAGTTCTTAAATCTTTAGTCAGTTCTTCTACTTTCTTGTTGGGCTCGATTTTAGCCTCTTCGAGTTTTTTGTCTGCAAAAGATGTAGCCCATTCGGTTAGTGTACTAGCTGCTAATTCATCCGACTTATGTACACCCTCTTTTTCAATTCCTAGTTTCTTAAACAACTCTTTACGACCTATTTCAGCCCCGATTTTTATATTTTCATCCTTATAGTTGTTCTTAAATGTAGTGTCTTCCTCTGCTGTTCTAATAACGAAAGGAGCATCTTTTATAGAAATTTCTTCACTTTTATCTTCTATCGCTTTTGAAATAATATCATTTTCAACCTCGATTATTTTACCATTAATGTTAATCTTCATGTTAATCTGTTATTTTAATTATTTGATGTTTAAAAATAGTTGTCTTTTTCTCTTCGGGTATATTTACTGTAAAATAAGGTTGACTAGGGTGTTGATTAAATAGAACTTCTAATTCCTCTCTAGTGTCAATTACGTTTAATTCAACACTAGAAATACCACCGACACCTGATGATTCTATGGCTGTTAAAGTAATTACAGCCATTAGTCAGCTAATACCTCTTTTAACTTCTTAACTCCCCAATTGCCTTTAGCATCTTCGTCGAACTTCTTTTTATATTCAGCTCTTAAAGTTTCTAATTCATCATCTTTTTTAGGCTCTTTTACTCCTGCTCTTTTGTTTAGAAAGTTTAAAGTTTCTTGCTCATCAATCTCATAATAACACGCACCGTTATTTTCTTTGTACATCTTATTCATCAAATCTACGTATGAACGCAATTCAGCTCTTTTTGTTGTAGGTTGGAATCTCTTTTCGATTCTGCTTTCATTACCCATTTTTGCTAATATCTCAAACTTTTGAGCTACAACGATTAAACTACCGTCAATCATTTGTTTTTCCTGTGTTGTCATTTTCTATCGGTTTAATATAATTAATAAAATCTATTTTTAATTGTTCTACTTCTTTATCGTAGTTGGCTGTTTCCCAAAAATCCACAAACATAGCTTTTTTGTTTGCTTCTTGAAGTCCAAATATATCAAACACTTCTTTAATTGTGTAGTGTACGTATGGTTCAACTTCTTTTTTCTTTAACTGCTCATTTAGCAGTTTTTGATTACTTCCAAACTTAGAATAAATATACTCCTCTAACATCTTATCTAAGATAGTAACAGGAAGTCCATCAGTCTTAGCTTTAGAGTATTTCTCTACTAAAACATCTTGACTTTCGATTATAAACCTATCTCCATAAATAACATCAACTAAGCTATTGTCTTGCTTACTTCCATAAGTCCAGTTAACTATCATATCAGTAAGGAAGTTGTCTATCCATTCAGCATTGCCCTTATAATCTTGTAGTTTGGTTATAATTGGCTGAGTGTCTATAAATCTACCTGTTGCTGTTTCGTTTCTTGAATTTGTTTGTTGCACCCTTTGAGTACCCCACATAGTCGCTTCCATTTGCTGCTCTCTATCAACTGCATTTTCATCGTAGTATTTAAGAGTATCCAAGTCTGGGCTAATATAACCCATTAAATTAGGTGTTACAATAGCATCTTCTTTATCTCTAGGTAAATCAACTTTATGAATATCGGTAACATCTCTATTCATCATTGAGCCAGTACCACCACATCCACCGCAAACTTTACCGCTTGTCATGTCTTTACCAGTACCTCTACAAGTGGGGCAAAAACGGTCATACATCCAAAAGAAAGGCATTCCATTTGTATATCTCATTACGGTTGCAACTGATTTAAAAGCTGCATAATCTTTAGCTAATTCAGATATTTGATTGATTGTTGATAGTCTTTTTTCTGTTCCTATTTCTTGACTATCTGAAACAATTACCGCAGGAACTACACCGAAAGGATGGGTAAACGAATTATCTTCATCAATAACATAGCTTTCTCCATTTCTTATAACAGTAACATCTTTTTCAGAATCGACATAACGCCACTTCTCGATATTAACAGACCCTATTTGAACCATTATAGGCTCAAATAATATCCATTTTAACATCTGTCCATTACTCTCGTAATTTCTAATATGCTTGATTGATTTGTAAGTAGGGTAAATTTCTTTGTCTTCCTTATACTCAACGAATATAACAGAATTTGGGTCGGTGTCTGATAATTTAAAAAGGTTGTCTTTTAGGTATTGTTTAACAGACTTCTGACCTTTAAAATCTTTATAGTGTAGCTCAAACTTCTCTTTTAACTTCTCTGAGGGTATCTCGTTATAAAATGAGCCACCGCTAGCAGTAAACACATTTATTCTAGGCTGTAAAATCCTATCAAATAAATCTCTAATATCTTTAGAGTATTTTTTCCTAGCAATAGCTTTTTTTGAGTTCTCAATTTGCTCAATTCTATTAATTAGAACATTATTAAAGTCGTTACCAGTAACTAGGGCATCTAGCATTTTATGCTCCTCTCTTTTATCAAAAACCCATTTAGGGACTGATAAATTCTTTTTGATTACTTCTATTGCTACTTCCAAGATTCTTTAATAATTTGTTTGAGTTTATAGGTATCTCTTTTTCTTTTGATGTAAACAATCAATTCATCTAAGAATACATATCCAAATATTAATACAAAAACTAATAATAAGTACCATTTTAACCATATAAAAGCTAATAAGCTAAATATAAACAGTGTAAAATATCCTATAACAAAATTAATCATAATATGCAAATATATAAATTTATTATGTTAAATAGGTTTTTACTTTAATATTTTTCTGTTTCTATAGACTGTCTTAACAATTTAGCAAAAACATCTACAAACTTTTCATTAGCAGACAAATCTCTTTCGTGCATCATATCTAAAATAGCATGGACTTTTTCATGATAATAAGTGTCTAATATTTTATCTTGACTTAATTCGTTAACTCCATGAACCGTTGATAGTGTTATCTTGGATGTTGAATAATCACAAATCCCATAATTTTCTTCATTGTTCATTCTCTTATTATCAAACTCGATATTGTAAGTTGTGTTAAACAATTTAAAAGATATTGGTATTGATTTAATTAATCTTGTTTGTTGGTGTTTACCATCACATTCTTCTTGTATATTAATACCTCTAAATGTAACATTTTCAGGAACTATATCTGCTTTTAAAAATGGTTTTCTTTTTTTACTCATAATACTTTAGTTTTAATAAATTTATATTTCTTATATGTGAATGGAAACTTTTTGCTCTTTAAATAAGAATAACTAAACTCCTTATTATCCTTACATAATCTCGTTAAAGTACTGTAAGATTTTATAGTTGTGTCAGATATTAATAATACAACTGTTCTATTCATTAAGCAAATATAAACAATATATAAATATATGTAGTTTCTTTCCATAAAAATAAAATTATCTCACTAATTCCTTAAAAGCATATTCAATAGCATCTGGAATATGGCTAAATTCATGGTCGGGCAATTCAGCCCCTTTATTTTTCCAAGCGTAGTTATTAAGTGCTTTGGCTGTATTTTTACTTCTCGGTGTTATTACAAATTTATAGCCCTGCATTATCTTTATCCAATCTACTTTTTTACCACTCTTTGAGCATCTAAGAATGTTTAAGCCCATATCATACAAATCTTGAATAGTTCTTCTACTTGCACTATCAGCTAATATAAGAACATTAGGGATGACTAACTCCTTTAGTTTGTTACCTAATTCATTTGTTCCTAATCCATTTTGATAAAGTATTTCATCACAATAGATTAATTTATGTCTTTGATTTACAGCAACTTTTATAGTAGTGTCGGGGTCTCTACTTCCAAAGTCCATCCCATAAACAAAAGGTAGTGAAGTATCAAACTCTCCATACTCCCAGTTTTCAAACACAACCCCCTCTGCATTTGGTAAAAATCCACCTAATACAACGTGCTTATAATATCTGTGTTCTTTTTTAATCTTTTCGTCTAATGTTTGACGGTCGTTAACTGGTGTTGATTCGTATGTGTTATATGATTCTTCAAGCCTCAAATAATCTCTAAGGTTATGCTCTGCTATGTTTTTGATGTTGTCTTTGTAAGTCGTATGAATGTACATGACATTATCTACAACACCAGTAAATCCTTCTTTTACCCCTTTAGCCTCAAAGAACTCTTGATTAATCCAATGTTCAGTAGTAGGAGGGTTAAACACTATTAAATTAAGACATTGAACGTCTTTAGCTCTTATTGATTTTCTTATACTATCCCAATCTGCATAACTCTTTATCTCATCAGCTTCATCGGTAACAAACATTGAGAAGTTCTCTAGTGATTTTAATTTAGCCGTTTGATTTAGGGAGCTTGTTTTTTGTCCTGTTATGAATATCTTACCGTCATTCTTTTTATGCTTGTAAACATTTCCTGCGTACTCGAAATTGTGGGTAATACCTAACAACTCCATTCTATCCTTTAATGCTTCACTAATTGATTGGTCGGTGGCGTTCATTGTGTACCTTGTATAAAGTACCCTGTGATTGTAGTCGTTAACTGCTATTGGAATGAAAACACTTTCAGCATAACTTTTACCACTCTCCCTGCCTCCATACATTAAAACAGTGTCAACAGTTGGATGATTACCTTCTAATATTTCAAAAAGTAGTTGATACTTATCTGAAAACTCTAATGTCATTTAGATTTATTGAAAACTATTTTAATAGGCTCTTGTAGGATAGGCTTGTTGTCGCTTGTTAGGTCTGTTTGACTTCTATCTGTCCATTTATGGTTTGACTTTAAATTAACAATTCCCGTTGCCTCTCTTATCAATCCCTTTTTAGTGTTGTAATAACAATTAGCTTCTAAGTTGCCAATCAAGGTTTTATGTTCATTTTTTAGTTCTGGGAATCTATCTACAAGATGGCTAAATATACGATGAAAAGTTTTTAATTCTCTCGCAACCTCACCTATAAAATCAAATGAATACCCTTTCACATCTTTTCCATTAACTGAAAATGTTTCTTTTTGATTAGTTAACTTAATAGCTTCCTCAAAAAGTTTTATAGACTTTTCTTCTGTCCATACTTCTGCATTTTTATTCCCTTTTGGTGCAGCCATAAATTAATCTTTAGTTATTACATAGCTTTGAAGTGTATCACTACCGCTATATTGAGTTATTGAAATAGTACTATCCGTTAAAATTTTACCGAAAAAATCAAAGTGAGTAGGGTTGTCTGTAAAGGTAAGATTTCCGTTTACGTTGAAATATCTTGAATCTGTTATATACTCACTCCATCCAAGCGTATTATTATATTCTGAATAATAATATCTATCATTCACAAACATAAATTTAACAGGCACTAAATAACCTCCCCCGTTTATACGAGTGTAGTCGTACCATGAGCCATTTATATTTGTTGTATTAGCTGCTGTTTTTGATTCCTCTATTGGTGTAGGAAGTGGACTATTTTCTTTAGTACAACTAAATAGAAATACTAATGATATAAATATTATTTTTTTCATAACTAACAAATTTAATTAATTTTTTTGATATTGTGCTTTTTTATCTTGATATTTAGTGTTGGTTGTGTTATACCTAGTTTTTTAGATGCTAACGTTTTATTCCATTCTGTTTTTTTCAAAGCTGAAATTATCATTAACTTTTCTATTCTAAGAATGTTTAACGCTCCTGTGTCGTAATCTTTTGTAGTGTATGATTTCATATTATCTCTATTTCAATAGCTCTTCTTTTTTCTGCTATAACTGATTCTATATCGTCCATTAATTCGTCCATAGTGTCAACATCCAAAGATATATCCTTTTCAAGTTGTTTGTATAGTTTGTTTCCCTCAAATAGAAAGGCTTTAAACACTTGTTTTAGTTTTCTTTGAAGTTGGCTAGGTTCGACTAGTAGTTGTTGGTTAGCCGTTACTTTTGTAAGTGCTATTAATACTATTAATTCTTTTATTTGTGTGTCTGTCATGATACGAAGTAAAAATAAGTTATGGTTAAACCCACTGCAAAAGTAATAGATAGTTCTATGTTGGTAGGTGGTTGTACTTTTTTATTAAGTAGTTTCTTTAGTTTCTTCATTTCTTTAAATGTTTAATTATTACGTCTATTGCTATACCTAACTGTTTAGGGTTTTGCATTTCTAATTTAGGATGGATTGAATTATCTCTTCTCCATTCGTTGTGCTTTTCTAATATCTCTATTGCTTCTTTTAGTTTCATAAAGTCTTAATTTCTTGTTGTAGATTACTTGTTCTTTAGGTACAATTTTAACCTCACTAATTAATATTTTACATGGCTCATCTAAATACCAAATGTGTTCTTTGTCAGTTTCATGTATAATTCCTGCTTCACAAAATTGAGGGTTAATATTTGGTGGTTGAAAGTATATGATGTTCATGTTATTTGGTTTTAGTGTTGGTTAAAAGTTCTTGATTTTCGTAAATGTTTCCAATAATAATAAACTTTAATTGTAACATATCATGTCTATGAATATTTTTCAGACTACCCCACACCCCCCAATCATTGTTTATATGAATCAAAATATATTCGCCATCTTCAAAAACAACCTTATATTTAAAATCATTTAAACCTAAAATATCTCCCTCATAAATTTCTTTGCCATTCTTATCTTTAAGACTCGTATATTGCATTACAATACAATCAGAAGTAAATCCTATTTTATTAGTTTGTAAATCATGTAATGTAAATGAGCTTGACATATAATCTACATTATCCCATACTCTAAACTTTCTTATTTCCATTCATCTATTGTTTTATACCTTTCGGTTGGTTAGATTGTTTTTATTTAGTGCTAAACTTTCAAGTGATGATATTGCTACACATTTCTTAAAGCAATCTACTTCTTTAATTAAATCCTCAGTAATTTTTATAATTCCATATTGATTAACCTCTAATTCTAAATATATACTATCCATAACTATTAGTGTTTGTTTATTATTTTACATCCATCAAATGGTATTAAGTCTTGTCCATATTCAGCATAAACACCATAACAATCCTTATTTATAATAACTACTTTAGATTGAAATGTTTTATTTTTTAAATGCTTTGGATAATCTTTAAACTTATCATCTTTAAAATCCCATTCTATTGTGTCGCCTACTTCTGCTTTCATTGTTTGTTTATTTGGTTATTGCGAGTGTCTTCTAAAAAGGTAACGTAACCTTGCAATTCTTTTAACCTGATTTCTTTTATTGGTTTATCAATACAAACACAATCTTCTATATATCCAGAGTTAACAACATTCATACAGCTAGGTATTAGTATTTTTACTCCTTTATGTGTTGTGAAATGACATTTATCTTTACTCATTGTTTTTTAGTTTTTAGTTCGTTTGATAACAGCCACTAAGCAGCATTGAAACGCTGCCAAGTTTGGTGTTGTAGGTAATGCTATCAAAATATAATATCATGATGCTCACCGTTTAGTATTTGTTCTCTTGTCATTCCTGTCTTACGTGCCTTTCTTTCTTGTTCTACGTGCCATTCAATTTCTTCATCTGTCATGATAGTATCGTCCTCAATATCCGCACTACCTACAACACTATCTATAGGTAATGTTTTCCCTTTAGTTTGTCCCCATTCAATCGCTTCTCTAATATTATACTTTACTGCTAACTTAAATAGTTGACCACTACTTACACTATTAAAGTAATTGTTTATTCTTTCTTTGGTTCTTTCGTCTAATTCCATCTTTATCTTTATTTAATCAGGGCAAAAACTACCCATAGTTTAGTCCGTTACTCAAACAAATTAGCATAATTAGGCATACTTCTATGGTATGCTTCTTTTTTTTCTCTACTACTTTTGTAAGTGTTGCAAATACCCTCTAAGTCCATCGTGTAATTCTTTAAATCAATATAAGACGTTTTAAGGCTATCAAATTTATTTTCATAGGTTAGTGTAGCTTCACGCCTTTTAATGTTGTCATGTCCTAAGAAAATAACAAAGAACAGTAGTATTAATATTATTACTAAGCTGCTGTCTTTCATTTCTTTAAAATTAAGTCAATACTAATTATCTGTAAACTGTTATCGTTAAATCTTCCTGTATCTATTAATGCTTGTCTGCTATCATTTAATGCTTGTTCTAGTTCAGCTATTCGATTTTCTTGTTTAGTCGTTAACTCCTCTAACATTTTAGGTAGGTTTGATTTCATGGTTATAAATTTATAATGTGTTTTATTCGGTTGTTGTACACAATTAAGTTGCTTCCCAAAATTCAAAGCCAGCACAATTTGCACAAGGGTGGTCGTCATCCCAATCGTCACAGTTAAATTTACAAGTTTCGCAACTTAACAGTTCGCTTTGCTGTACAACACCACCTATACCCAATAATTTTATCTTGGCTTTGTGGTATTCGTGAGCAAACAGTTCTATATTAACATAGTTGGGTTTTATACCTGTGCTTGTCAATTCTTGGAAGTGGTCGAATTCAAATCCTTGTTCTTGTCTAAATTCTCTTGGTGTCATATTTTCGTTTTTAATCGTTAAAATTACTGTGCATAGCCAAATCGTTATAAACAATTAAAAAATTACCTCCCCTCTTTAAGAGCAATAAGGCAAAGTTTTACAGTCTTCCAGTAATCAATTCCAGCAATTATCTCTTTATCTTGTTTGAGTATTTCGTCTACTACAACTATTGCACAATTCACGGCATTGCGATATTCCTTATCTGATGCGTGCTCTGCTCCTTGCCTCCATTGGTAAGAAAACATTTTTCGTGCAAGTTGCTTTGCTTTAGTTTTTGGGTTTTTGGGTTTCGCCTCCATTTTTATGATTGTTTAAGATGTTATTTACTTCTTCAATTATTTTTCTTTTGTCAAACGATTTATGGCAAATTATCATTTCTCCGTGTTGAATAGTTACAGATGGGTTGCACTCGCATGTGCTATCTTCTGTGTGTTCTTTTAAATCGTTAATTGGTAATACATGAATTGCCATCGCTCATTTTTTTACAGTTTATAACAAAAGCTAAACAC